CACATTATTCAAACAGTATATTGACGGAACGATGAAATATTATCAAAGTAGAGATTGGCTACACCGTAGATATGTCTTGCAGAAAAAGACAGTCACAGAGATAGCTAAAGAGTGTAATGTATCTGCTATGACCATACAAAGATACCTAGATCAGTTTGGATTAATTAAAAAACGATGAGCATACCAGTTCTTATAGTTCCAATATTAAATAGATACGATCTGCTAGACTCCATGTTAGAATCAATTAATTATCCAATTGACAACATATTGATTATAGACAATGGCGGAGAGTTTAAAACACAGAAAGAAAATGTTAAAGTTCTTAATATGCCAGCAAATTTAGGACTATCTGCTGCGTGGAACCTAGGCATAAAATGCTACCCTGATGCTAAATACTGGCTATTTGCTTCTGCCGACACTACTTGGGGAGAGACGGCCTTACAAGAAATAGATAGTCTTAGCGGATCAAGTAAATTAATCCTTACAAATGACGCCTATGGATGCTTCTCTGTTGGCGAAAATGTAATAGAGCAAGTTGGGCTTTTTGACGAATACTTCTATCCTATTTACTTTGAGGACAATGATTTTCACGAAAGGGTTGCAAGATTTTGTCCCGAAAATACAATAACTTCAACATCAATACAGACTGCACCAGAGTCTGGAAGTCAAACAATTAATAGTGATGATAAGCTTAAAAATAGAAACCATGAAACATTTTTGAATAACCAGGAATATTATGAGTATAAAAGAAATGGCAACTTTGAAAATCCAAAGCAATGGTCACTAGCTAGAAGAAGGGAACAGGAATGGCTACGATAGGAGTATTACCAGCTTCAGGTAAAGCATCCAGAATAGGAGGAATACCTAAATTTTGTTTGCCCATATCAGATGAAAGGTCATTGATTCAATGGCATGTAGAGCAAATGCTAGAAATGTGTGATGAAGTTAGAATTTCTACACGATCAGAATGGGTTCCTATTATTCAAAATATGGATATGAATGTTAAAATAATGGTTCGTGAGCCTTCAACTATGTCAGATGCAGTTAAGTACATGGTTGGAGATTATAATGATACAGTTCTTGTTGGGATGCCAGATACTTATATTTTAAATGCTCCAGGAAATATATACAAGGGTTTATTTAAAGAGGATACTGCAGACATTGTTCTAGGGATTTGGGAATGCGGAGAAAACTTAAAGGGCCGTGTAGGTCAGGTATTGGTATCTCATGACAAAGTAATTGATTCCGAAGACAAGGTAGACAATTGTAATTACCCAGATATGTGGGGGACTATGCTATTCCGAAAGAATATGATAAGATATATAGATACCACATTAGATCATCCAGGAAAACAATTAAAAGAATGGATATCTAAAGGCGCTAATATTAAGGCGGTAAGACCAGGCGGACAGTATATGGATATTGGAACGCTAAGAGGACTTAAACAGTTATACAAGGAGATGGAATAATGTTAAAGCCAGTATATAAAGATGTGTCTCAGTTTAATTGCAATGATTTATACTTAAGATCAGTTGGAGCACCAGCAGGCAATAGCATATGGTCAGCATGTCATGAAATTGCACACATGTTAATTGAAAAGAATATATCGTATGGTAACTCAGCTTTAGAGCCTGCCAGAATATTTTCAACGGCGGACTCAACAGAACAATTAAAAGTTAGAATTGATGATAAGCTAAATAGAGTTAAGAATAATCAGGGATTTGCTGGAGATAATGATATTGATGACATGATTGGCTACTTAATCTTACTTAAAATTGCCAAGGAACTTGCTATTTCAGTCAACTAGAAGTATAATTATTGTATATGGAAATTGAATTATCTGATCATTTTGATCGCATGAATAAGGTCGTCGCTGAGCTTTTAAAAGGCAATAATCCAACACAGATTGCTAGCCTAACTGGATTTAAAAGGGCTGATGTTGTGGAGCTTATAGATGAATGGAAGTCTGTTGTGTATAACGACAACAGTTCTAGAGAAAGAGCCAAGGAGGCTATCTCTGGGGCAGACAAACACTATTCTATGCTTATCAAAGAGGCTTGGAAAACAGTAGAGGATGCGGATACCCAAGGACAGCTTAATGTAAAAGCTGGTGCCCTTAAGCTAATAGCGGATATTGAAACAAAAAGAATTACAATGCTAAGGGAAGTTGGTGTCCTTGATAATGCAGAGATGGCAGCCCACATAGCAGAAACAGAGTACAAGCAGGATATATTAGTTAAGATTTTAAAAGAAGTTACTGCAACTTGTCCAAAATGTAAAATGGAAGTAGCAAAAAGACTTTCACAGATTAGTGGCATAGTTGAACCAATAGAGATAATTGAGCAGGCGAATGAGTCTTGATTTTAATGATCTTATTGACATATTGGATGGTGAAGAGTTTGAAGAAAGACCAGTTGACCTCCGTGAGTTTGTTACCAGTCCAAATTATTTAGGTTTACCACCACTATCTGAACACCAGTATGCATTAATAGAAAAGTCTTCTCAAATATACAAAGAGTCTACTCTAATAAAACTTTTTGGAGAAGATGAAGGAAAAAGAATGTTTAAGCAAACAGCTACCGAAGTGATTGCTCAATTAGGAAAAGGTTCTGGAAAAGATTACTGCTCCACTATTGCAGTGTCTTATATAGTTTATTTACTACTCTGCCTAAAAGATCCAGCCTCATACTATGGCAAGCCACCAGGAGATGCAATTGATATTTTAAATATTGCTATAAACGCACAACAGGCAAACAATGTTTTCTTTAAAGGATTTAAAACAAGAATTGAAAAATCTCCTTGGTTTACTGGTAAGTATTCAGATAAAGCTTCCGAAATGAAATTTGATAAGTCTATAACAGTGCACTCTGGACACTCAGAAAGAGAAGCTTGGGAAGGGTATAACGTAATTGTTGTAATCCTTGATGAGATCTCTGGGTTTGCCACAGAGAATACTACAGGACACGATCAGGCAAAAACAGCAGATGCTATATATGATATGTATCGTGCTTCAGTCGATTCAAGATTTCCAGACTTTGGAAAAGTGATATTACTATCTTTTCCAAGATTTAAAAATGATCCAATACAGAAATTTTACGATTCGGTTATATCTGAAAAAGAAATCGTAGTTCGTAGCCACAGATTTAAAATGGATGAGGACCTCCCAGAGGGTACAGAAGGAAATGAGTTTAGTGTAGAGTGGGAAGAAGATCATATAATTTCTTATAGCATTCCAAGAGTATATGCATTAAAAAGACCTACCTGGGAAATTAATCCAACACGAAGCATAGATGATTTTAAAGTTGCTTTTTATAAAAATTCTATGGACGCTCTTGGAAGATTTGCTTGCATGCCATCAGATGCAGTAGACGCATTTTTTAAATCAAGAGAAAAAATTGAGGTTGCGTTTAATAATACAGCTTTAGCGCTAGATCAATTTGGTAGGTTTGAAAATTGGTTTGCGCCAGACCCAGACAAACATTATTTTATACATGTTGACCTTGCACAAAAACATGACCACTGTGCAGTTTCAATAGCACATGTTCAAAAGTGGGTCAATGTAAAATTAACAGACACCTACTCACAGCCAGCACCAATAGTAGAGGTCGATGCAGTCAGATACTGGACTCCGACACCAGATAAGTCTGTGGATTTTGCAGAAGTTAGAGACTATATATTGTCTCTAAGAACAAAAGGATTTAATATAAAGCTATGTACATTTGACAGATGGAACTCTCACGATATGATGCAACAACTAAAACAATATGGCATCAATACAGAAATTCTATCTGTAGCTAAAAAACATTACGATGATATGGCTATGGTTGTTTTAGAAGAAAGATTGCGTGGTCCACACATACCATTGCTGATAGATGAACTTCTACAATTAAAAATTATGAGGGACAAGGTTGACCACCCAAGAAAGGGATCAAAAGACTTGGCAGACGCAGTATGTGGATCGGTTTACAATGCAATTAGCGGAACAAGATTTGATACAAATCAAGAAATAAAGATACACACATATGAATCAATGAGCTATGATAATGATTTTCAAAAAGAAGAAGAGTTTGTAACAAATATGATTAGGGCCCCTAAAATGCCAAACCACTTGTCAGAGTCTCTAGAAAGGATGACTATACTATGAGCGAGTACCAAGAAAGAGCAAAAGAGTGCAAATGTTGCACCAAGCATGTTCCATTGCCAACTGTTCTGAAGGAATATAACAATAAAATTGTGTGTCCTACTACATTTTCAAATATCATTGAATATCAAAGAATATGGAACTCTATTGGAAAAAGGCCTCAAGGAAATATAAGAAAGCATTTTTCCGAGTACGTACAACAAATTGTAGAAGAATTTTTTATAAAGGAAAAAAGTGAAACTTTCTAGAAAAAATTTTTAGATAAATTTAATGAGATGGAGACGCAATGATAATTTTAGGAATAAACGAAACATCCCACGACGCCTCAGTATCTTTAATTAAAGATGGAGAAATACTATTTGCGGGACACGCAGAAAGATACAGTAAACAAAAAAATGACTGGTACGTCAACGATAGCCTAATTGAGAACGCTTTGTCTTACGGGGTACCTGATCGTATAGCCTACTATGAGAAACCCGCTCTAAAGGCATCTAGGCTATTTTTAAGGGGTGGTTCTGGTGACTGGAAACCTAGATTTAATTTGCCAGGAGTCCCTAGGAAATCTTTTAGCCACCACTACTCTCATGCAGCAGCTGGATACTATACCAGTACATTTAATGATGCAGTTATTGTAGTGCTAGATGCTATTGGAGAATACAATACATCTACAATATGGGTGGGTGAAAATGAAAAGATTACTTTAAAATACAAGCAAAACTACCCAGTTAGCTTTGGGTTATTTTATTCATCATTTACTCAATTAATAGGATTAATGCCAAATCAAGAAGAATATATTATGATGGGAATGGCTGCATATGGAGATTGGACTAAGTATTACAAAAAGGTTAATAATTACTTCCCCTCATACACTAGCCAAAAATATAACTTTCACAAAGGAATTACTGACTGGGGGTGGGTTTCAGAACAAGATAAGTTTGATATTGCAGCAGCAGTACAAGTAGTGTACGAGCAAAGATTAAATGATTTTATGCGTATGGCAAAACATTTAACTGGTAAAAGTAATTTGGTATTTATGGGAGGATGTGCTTTAAATTCATCTGCAAATACATTACTATGGAATATATTTGCAGATGTTTGGATAATGCCCAATCCAGGTGATGCTGGATCATCACTAGGTGCAGCAGCAGCCTTATATGGTAAACATATTAATTGGAAAGGTCCTTACCTTGGCTACGACATGGGTGGAGAATATCCTGTAGATAAAATACTTGAAGAAATAAAAACTAATAAAATAGCGGCAGTTGCAACAGGTAGAGCAGAATACGGACCAAGAGCTCTTGGTAACAGAAGCATTTTAGCTGACCCCAGGGACCCAGACATTAAAGATAAAGTTAATTTAATTAAACAAAGAGAACAATTTAGGCCATTTGCCCCAGTAGTGCTTGAAGAGTTTGCAAGCGAATGGTTTGATATGAATTTTACGTCACCATATATGCAGTATACAGTTAAGTGTAAATACCCAGACAAGATACCTTCAGTTGTTCATAAAGACGGAACTTCTAGAGTTCAAACCGTAAACAAAGAGCAACACCCAGGTCTTCACATGCTTTTAAGAAAATGGTATTGGGATACTGGCTGCCCTGTTCTTTTAAATACAAGTTTAAATATAAAGGGGCAACCATTATTAAATGACATACAGGATGCTATTGACTGGCAAGTATATTATAGTTATAATATAATAACTAGCAACAATAGCTTAGTTGGTTAAAGCCCCGAACTCATAATTCGGTAATCGTAGGTTCAAGTCCTACTTGTTGCACAAGGAGAAAAAATGGAAGAAAATGAGTTCGAAAGAGATTTAGAGCACTATATAGAGATAGGTGCTGTAGAATTGTCTGGCATAGATGAATACGGTGAAATAATTTTTAAGATTACAGATAAGGCCGAATTTTTAGTCCCAGAGCTTTGGCAGGCACATAAAGACTATATAGATCAAACTCTATTGGATTTGTATGAAAAGGATTTAATTTCCGTTGAATATAACGAAAACCTTGAAGCTACAATTACTTTGACAGAAGAGGCCAAAAAGATAGCAAAACAACATGGAATGATTGAGGTTGAAAATGAAGAAGATAGATAAGATTAAAATATTTGAAGAAAAGAATTTTACAAAGCTTTTTGATAAAGGCTTAGTCAGCTATGAGGAACCAAATACAAGTCTTTATAGAATGAAGCATGAGATAAAACTGGGAATAAAAGAAGACCTAGATTTTACATATAATTATAACTCATTAGGACTTAGATCTGATGAATTTAAAAAGGAGCATCAGGGCAAACACATTTTATTTGCTGGGTGCTCTGAAACAGAAGGCATAGGAACTAAATTAGATAACCTTTGGGCGTATAGAGTTTATAAAAAAATAGAAGATGTAGAAAAATGTTCTGGTTTTTTCAACATAGGTGTCAGAGCTTTAACAATAGATTTGATAATTGGTCAGATTTTTTCTTATATAGAAGAATACGGAAAGCCAGATACCCTTTTTATAAATTACCCAGATTTTTATAGATACTACAAGTGGGATTCAGAAAAAGAACATTGGGTAGCCAGAGCAGGAATAGTGTCTGGTATAGGATACAACCCGATGGATAAATTTTATTTAAAGGATTTTAAATCTGCAGTAATTAATGAAAACAATTATATTTTAATAAAAGATTTAATCGATGAAAGTATTATTCAAAAAAGTCTTGTAGCCAATAGTTCGTACTTTGAACCAGAACACATGTATGAAGATAAATATTATGAGTCTGTAATACAGGGATTTAAGTATTTTGAACTAATGGAAAAATTTTGTCGCATACTTAAAATAGATTTATTTTGGGGTACATGGGATAGATATTCTTCTGACAGTATACAAAACAGTAATTTGTTTGAAGATTATGTTAATATAGGAAAAATTAAAAGTTTTTATAAGTGGGCAGATGAGTCTGGATACACAACAAAGAGCCTTTCCTCTAGAGATTTTGGACACTGTGGGCCATCATATCACGAATACTGGGCAGAACAAATGGTTGAGGCGTATATGGAGAAATTAAAAAACAAATGAGATTCCACTGGATGCACCGATTTGATTTCGGAAATACAGAAAAAGAATTGATTTACATGGCGGAAACGCTAGAAAAATCAAAAGCCTATTCAGTCCTACTGACCTACTCCTTTGGATCACCAGACTTTGTCCCATTTTTGCCAAGCATGATTAAGTCAACAAAAAAACTTAAGTTTATGATGGCATTTAGGGCGTACACCCTTAGTCCAGAATATGCAATTAGAACATTTGAAACAATAAAAAATACGTATGGGAGCAGGCTTACTTTTAATTTAGTTGCTGGCAAGATGGTGGATCACGAAGAAAAAGTAGCTATTGAAATGTATAACTTCGATAAATCCCTTATTGATACTGTTGGAAAAAGAATAGACCTAGCAGATAAATGGGCAGATAAATTTTTTAATTTTTACGCTAAAAAAAATCTAAAGCCACCCATTTCTTATACGATTGCAAACTCTCCAATTACTCTTGATCTGGCTAATAAATGGACTGATTATGCTATTGTTCATGAGGGCAGGCTAGAAAAATCATTTAACGAATTAAAAAATACTAAAATAGTATTAACAATTGATCCTCTAATTAGAGAAACAAAAGAGGAGCTTGATCAAGATATAGAGTACCGCAAGCAGTCTTGGAGCACTAATTTGGGAGAAAAGCCAGTTGTGCTAGAAAAACAAAATCATTCAATTAAAGGTAATATGGAAGAAGTAAAGCAACAAATTACTGAAATATATAATAAGTATGGGGTTGAAGATTTTATGATTGTTACAAGCCAAAAAGATATATCTAGCCTTTTAAAGCTTATGGAAGAGATGTCTGTTTAATTGTAAAAAAGTCTAAGATTTGCTATAATAATATATAGGTCGCCAAATGGGGCCTAAATTAACTTATTCGCTTGAAGGAGGAATAATATGGTAACAAAACTTGCTATGGATTTTTTCAATGATCCATTTTTTATTGGATGGGATACAAATTTTGCAAAAATGCAATCTTCAAACTCTAACTATCCAATTTACGATCTAGTCAAATTCGATAATGGTGCCTACGGCATTAGCTTGG